ATGAAAGTTTTCTGATCCACCAGGAGGATCAAGATCTAGTGTAGTGTTATGATTTTTAGTGGCAATTTCATACATCTTTTGATGAATATCATCAGGTTCGACAGAAAAACTTTCTTTTCTTTCCTGACGTTTCATTTCAATTTCTTTCTCCATATAATCAATCTGTTTTTGAGATCTGATAGGAGCAGGTCCAAACCACTCATCATCTTCTAGATATACAGGTGCCGGAACTCCGGTATAGTAATTTAGTGCATCCTGTTTGAATGCTTCACCTTCACAATCAACTACATTTTCATTAATAGCACATTCAATTTCAGATTCATCAATAACATCAGGCCAATTAATACTGGTTACTTGCTCTCGTTTGAATATGTTAAGTTTTTGTTTAATATCTTTGATGATCATTGCCAGTGATAGTGATAAAAATTTCCTTTATTATGGCACATAGGGTCTTGAGATGCAACCCTGTATCTGAGCATTCTCTGACCTTTGAAATCAGTTCGATCTCCAATAATTGAGTATGCTTCAAGAAGTTTATCAGTATTACTCAAACGATTAACTACTGATTGCTTTGCAACCGGCCTCCAATATCGAAAACCCTCATATTGACCAGGAGAATAAACTACATCCGCAACTGTATTGGGATATAGAGGAGATTTAAGACGATTGAGAATGGACACTGCCACACAGTATTCATCCATAGTTTTAGGTGCTGCTTCAACTTGCACTGCCCTTGCAAGATGATCATAATCAACTGCAGTAAGTGCTAAAATAGTTTCTAAAATCATATATAAAAAAAATAGAGCAAAAATGCTCTATTATAATAAAGTAAACATATTTAGTTTGTCAAGATGTGGGAATACATACTGGTGTCAGCAAACCACCATCTGGACCATCATCGTCATCATCTGCATTTGCCAAAAGTAACATAAAAAATAAAGGTGTCAAACAAAATATAATAGTTTGTGCCCACTCTAAACTCATGATCTTTTAGCTGCGGCAAGTGGAATCAGCAACAGCACAGCTGCCACTATAAATCCCATCACCAGATACCTGGAATCAGGTCTCCAGTAAGGGCATAAGATCCCATGGCAGCGATCACACCGATCATTGCTGCCCAACCATTAATACGTTCTGCTCTTTCGTTCATTTGTTTTCCTCCAAAGTTTTGTTTGTAATGATGATCTTCTGACCATCGTGTGTAAATTGTAACTCATCATCAGGATGCCACAGTAGCTCGTTATACAAGTCATCGAGTTTCTGCATGTCTTCCCATAAGGCATTTGAATTAGGCATATTTTTCAAGTGAACGGCGAATGTTCTGTGTAATATTTAATCCGCCAATAAATTCCTCAAGAACACAATCTTCATCACTCCCTTTAACAATAATAAGAACTGGTGTTGCAGTTATACTATATTTCTTTGCAAGATTAATATTTTTTTGTGGAATAGGTTCATCAGAAAAATCTTCAAGATCAATCTTTTCAATAAAACTTGTATCTTGTTTAATGGACTCAAAATATTTGTCCACCAGACCACAAGGACCACAAGATTTTTTAGAAAAAAGATAAAATTTGTTCATAGTAATTCAAGATAAAACTTAGTCTGATCACTAGGAGTATTCTCATAGATAGAGGAATCTCCATATGTTTTATGGTCTTTGTATCCTACCATACGACCCTTAGTATTTTGAAGGGCAGGCATGAACACGATAAAAAAGAATACTCCTGGTGCTCCAATAATAAGAAGCGCAGTGATTACATAATATGTCAGAAGTTCAGCCATCAGAGAAGTCCGAAGAAGAAGTTACCAGTGATGGCATACGAAAAGAAACCAAAAACGATTCCAACCATAGCAAAACGACCATTCATTTTTTCGGCACGTTCTGCATAGGTCTCATATCCATAACGCTCGGCATCAGACTTAGAGATGTACATCTGAGGCTCTTTGGCAAACATATTTTGTTGCCCACGTTCATTCGTTGTTACGGTCATTGTCTTGTGTAAAGAACTGTTACAATAGTATATAGTAATGTAACAAACCTGTCAAGCCCTCTAACCAGGATTTCCTGACGGATTACTAATTTTATTAAAGTAAGGATCAAAATTTGTAATGTCTTCTACAGTCATATTAGGACCTTGCTGCTGCCAGAAATTCAGAATACCATCATGACTATTTTTATGAAAAGCATCTACATGCTCTGGATGAATAGATGAACCCAATTCAATACGATACAATAAGAGTGGTGTCGCAAATGTTAATCCAGAATTATAAACCAAGTCATCTGCAACAGGTCGTGGTTTAACTCCACAATCAAGTTTATATTTGTCACCCCGAATATGAAAATCTATTAACTTCTTAGCATGGTGTCTTGTAATAATATAACAAGCTGTCGAAAAATCATTCACAAATCTATTATGAATAGGAACATGTATATCACCGGTAGAAATAATTGCAAGTTGAATTACATCCCAGGCATATGGAACTTTTGCGATAAAATCTTTCCATGTAAAGTTCCAACACTTGACTGTATCTAAACTACAATCATCTTCCATGATAATTGCATAAGGAGTATCACTCGTATCATACCAATACTTGATTGCCTTAAGATGAGAGGTCACACATCCAATCTCACCAGACGAAACCATGTCAGGGTATTTACCTTTAAGGATATCACTCAGATCGTCTTCACGACCGTCATAAGCAGTAATACGAGTATAGTCTTCTATCTCCCAATATTTTAATTGTGCCTCCATATACATCTTTCTTTCTGGTTCTCCATCAAGATTGATGTAATAAACAGGAGGTAATCCTTTAAGTTTATATGCTGATTTATTTTTGTCCATCAATTCTCACATTATAATAATCTTGACTAGTGATATATTCCTTTAGAGTTTCTTTGTCCATCCTCTGAATCTTTTCCCATTCAACATTGTTCTCAGCCATGTGGGGATTAGTGAACCAGGAGTTAGGTGTCCTCTCATGCTCTAAGTGATAGACCATAGAGTTCAACCTCCCAACACTATACCCCAGAGTACCAAACCTGTAAAATCTTTCAACATCTTCAGGGGCATATGCCACAAAGTTTTCATTTTCTAGACCACCTTCAATATAAACCTCACGGTTGAAAAACTGACAGAATCCATACTTTGCATCATACTTAGTAGACTTCTTCTCTAGGATAGAGAAATCAAAGTCGTTACTCAAGAACTCAGACACAAGTTCATCATCAGCCATCACACGATACTGATACTCACCATCACCATATGGATAGACAACATCAGATTCATTATCAAGGATACTATTATATGCACTCAAATAAGACTCCACAGGGAGGAGGATGTCACAGTCATAGTTGACCACAATCTCAGTCTTAGCCTCCATAATCATGTCATTAAGAACTCTCTGACGATGAAATGTGGGGGTTGTGGTGTGTTCAAAAAAATGAATCAAACCATCGATAGTATCACAGAACTCAATAATCTGTGGTAGAGCTTCCATTACAAATCTAGACTGGTCATCAACCTCTTTGACCATTACAGTGGTATCAAAGTTGTCCAATAAAAAGCAAACTGTGGTAATGACATTTCTTAGTCTATCATCTGATTCAATCTTGATTGGAATAATAAAAGTTGCTTTACTTAAATCATGCTTCATCTGGATACTCCCGTGTGTCTTTATTCTTCTCCAAAACGTACTCCAATTCTTCTTGGTTCACCAGCCATCCACCTTCAGGATGTTCGATTCGAGCATTGTAATTGATAGCAGAAGAACTCATACGATCACCATGTTCCCGATTCGATGTCAAAATATCCTTAAGAATATATGGCATTCCATGATTATACCGCATCCTATGATAAAAGTCAGTATCCAGAAGAAGATCTAGTTTGTCATCGAAACCCTCAAACTTATCTGTTAAGAAAGAAACACCAGATGGATTACCCAATAGGTTTCTACCCTCTAACATCATGTCAGTCCACTGTGGAACTTTCATCCTTTCATGAGTGATACCATTACTAGTGTGTGCAAATCCGTTGAAACACCAATTACATTTTGCTGTCTCATATGTGTGATTTATTTTAGTAAATGCATGTGGGTCAATGAACATATCATCCATGAAGATAAGTTTAGTAATCCTACCCTCACACATCTCAACTACAGAGTTGATATTACTAGAACAATTACCTCTGTTCTCCTCATTCTTGAAATACTTTACAGTGAAATGGTTTGCATACTCACCACAAAGATCAAGAATCTTATCATTCTTTGAATGGTCCGAAATACAAACCTCAAAGTTAGTGAACTTCTGATCTCTGATAGTCTCAAGCAAGTGACTAAGATAAAGGGGACCAGACCCTTTCATCTCATATGTTGGTATTCCAATTGAAATAGTAGGACTCATATTTTAATCCAACGATCAGGTACAATGTCTTGAGTATTGTTCTTAGCCGTGTAACCAGTCTCACCAAACCACCTAGAAGGTGCGATTACTTTGGGATTCTCTGTTTCACTCAACCATGCACCCCACCAAGAGAATGAACTATTAGCAATGATGTAACCCTTACACATGGTCATCATACACAAATCATACAGATTGTCATCTGTTTCAGAGACAAGGAACCTATCATTCTTGAAGAGATCCTGTTCCTTACACCAACGGACATCATCAGAGAAAATGATCACCTGTTGATCCTCAGGAAACTGTTTCAATGCCTGCTTATAGTAATTCACACTACATGGTGGATGGTCCTGAGATTTCTCCACATAGTCTGTACGACGAACATGAAGAGCAATGGGATTGTCCATCTCGTTCATGACTTCTTTACAGTTGTTATAAATCTCATCATGGAATCTGAAATCCTCTTTGATGGAATCAGCAATACTAGAGAAGTATTTTTCTGTCTGGAAGTATCCATAGAGACTTACATCATCAGGACACTGATCAACTAGTTCCTGATCAAAGTGAAATTGACGTTCTTGAATATATCTATCAACTACTTTCCCTCTACTTTTGAGGTTGGGAAGTTTGAAAGCCTCAAATAGTTGATGATCACTCCACTCATCCAAGAAATCGCTCTCAGGAATGGTAAAATCATAACCGTGTTTATCGGCAATAGATCTAAGAGTTGCGTACTGGAACATCTGGTTTCCCAAACGACCAACGATACCTAAGTGATTGAATCCGATCATAAGAATTTAAATATATTATTAATACGATTGATGTAGGTGTGTTTGTCCTTGATGAATTGCATGGCTTCTCTCATGTTGACACCACCTATACCCTTCTCTGCCTTAACAAGGTTATTGTAGAGAGTTTCTGGGGTTCCACCAAAAACAACATAGTCACCGAAAGCTTCCTTGATGAATGGTGAATTTGTCCCCGTAATTCTACCATAACTGATGTTCTTTTGGATACGACAAGGGATATAACCACATTGAAGATGCCAGTCACTCCTGAAATCTGGACAGATATAGGAGTCACGAATCAATTTACGATTCTCCGAATGTTCAATTGATTGAGTATATAGTTGAACTTCCTTACCCTCTTGTTCGGCACAATATGCAAAGGATTGAATCCAATATTGACCCTGTTCATACAACATACCGACATAATGGATGTCTTTCTTCGATGCATCAAACCCTACATAGTCATCAACATTTATTTCTTCAGGAAGAAGATCAGTTCCCCAAGTTTGATACAATGTCCTAGTCGATTCATCCCAGTGACACAGATCCTCAATCTTTTCAAAATGGACAGTATCACGGATGCAATTACCCAGTTTCAATACATTCTCATAAGGAACTCCACGGTCAGTCAGATACTCTGTAGGGACATGATGAGTAATATACTTACAGTCTTTTCTGATGGGCATGTGGGACTTCTGCGAGTCCTCTACAAAGAATATAGAGTCAGTGTAATCCAGATTGTGTGGTTCATTAGATACCCAGGTTACGTCATGACCTAAACTAGTGAACGCTTTATAATATGTGTCATGAATGTATCCGTGTGTAGATGTATGAATGGGGTGATGTCCCCAAATGATAATCTTCATAAAACTGTTCCTTCAGGTAAAAAATAATGAAATCCAAAGGGAGTAATATCCTTGGTCTCTGGTGTGGGTCGTTCATGTGAGAACCTAGCTGCAACATTTACAGGGGCAAACTTACAACCCAATACTTCATATATATGTCTATTGTGGACACAGATATTTCCATCTTCAGAACACAAATCCGCATTCATATGTTTATAGAAATCTCCGTGGTTGATATCAAATGGAACATCAGCTCTCAAAGGAACCTCTAAGAGTTTCTTAGATCTCAAACTGAACCCTCCGTTACCAACTCTAACATGATTCCCCCAGGGGTCAATGAAGGAGTTCTCAGAGTACTCCCATGGAGCTCCGATGTAATCAAATTCTAACCAAAAGGGATCCCACTTCTCAGGATTGATAACAAAACCATCATCATGAATAGTGAGAACATGTGAGGTATCTACATGTTTATGTAGATCATAGATCATATAGTGATTGAACTTATCAATAGAGTCAATCTTTTCACACTTATCCACCTGGATACCATCAAGTTCCAAGTCCTCATGGGTCACAAACTTAACAGATCCAAAGTTGATACCCTCCATACTCTTTCTCAGAGCATAGATGTGTTTATCAATATCAATACTGGATACAGTAAAGAGTGTTACTTCAGGTAGATCAATCATTCTTAAATTTACTCACAGTGTCAGCAATATATCCAATCATATCATCAGTGATGACGGGAGAACAACCCAAGAAGAATACTTTGTTAAGAACCTTGTTGGCTTCTGGATACTTCTTGGCATCATCAAGATATGAATAACCAGGATGTAGAAGAATATTACCAGCAAAATAGTTTCTAGTTTGGATCTTGTTCTCTTCCAGGAAAGCAACCAAAGAATGCTTCAGTTTGCCATCATCACAAATGATAGGAACACCAAACCAACTTGTCTCACTATCGTCACGTTCATTCACAACACGACAACCAGGGATAGTCTCAATGATCTTCTGAATATTCTCTTTATTCTTCCTTCTCAGTCTATGAATCTCATCAAACTTCAGGAGTTGAACTGAACCAACACCACCTTGCATATCCAGTGGTTTGAGATTGTAACCCATCTGACCGAACACATACTTGTGGTCAACGATGTCATCGTATCCCTCCAACCACTTGTCAAAACGACGACCACAGACACCATTAGTCAACAGATTCTGTTGTCCAACACAATAACAACCACGACCCCACCAAGCAAAACTACGAGCTAGATCTACAATTGCTTTGACATTGGATGATACCATACCACCTTCGATGGTACAGATGTGGTGTGCAGGATAGAAAGAACAAGATGCAGCCACTGCATGTTTGGTCAGGTAGTCACCCTTGTACTTACTGCCGAGACTGTCACAGTTGTCAGCGATAATCTCAATGCCCTTTGACTTACAGAACTTTACTAGTCTGTCAAGGTCATATGCATTACCCAGAACAGGGGAAGAGAATACAGCACGAGTTCTAGGTGTAACCTTTTTGAATACCTGTTCCATGTCCCAGTTCAGGTCTTGCCAGTTGATGTCAACGAACACTGGTTTCAAACCAGACTGAACAACGGGTGCAATAGTTGTAGCAAATCCACAGGAACAGACGATGATCTCGTCACCATCTTCCCATCCAAAGTATTTCTTGAGTGCGGCAATCATCACCAGGTTTGCTGATGATCCAGAGTTCACCATGACTGAGTGATCAAACCCAAATCTCTGAGAGAACTCCTTCTCAAACTTATTCACCTTCTCACCAGAGGATAACCACTTACCCTTCATGACACCATAGATGAGTTCCTGTGCCTCTAGGTCATCCCAGTAGGGACCAGAGTAGTAGACATTCTTTCCAGGTTTCCAATCCTTATTAGCCATGAATGGAAACACATTGTCATCCATCTCCTTGGCGTCTTGAATGAACTTCTCAATCAGTTGGTACATAATTTCTCGATTCCAGTCTGTAGTAAAATGTTTTGTTTGAAACCCAATTGAATTAGTTTTTCACAATTCAAATAGAAGTTCTTAGGTTGATTCTTTGCGTAAAACTCTGGCGTCTCCATAGAAGTAATTTCACTGGTACACCCTGGGATGGCATCCCTAACCATGCTTATAATATCATAGTAATACATGGGTTGTCCAGTACCAACGTTATATATTTCGTTTTCTTCTCCGTGTTCCATCAGGAATTTTATAGCTCGACACACATCATCGACGTGCATATAGTCTCTATAGACCATTCCTCCCTCATATAGACACACATCTTCGTTATTCTTCAACTTGTTCACCATGAAACCGAGGACATTCTTCTTCATGGAGATAGTCTTATCGGTCCCATATACATTAGAGAGTCTAATGATACGATATTTGCACCCAAAGTTCTCACAGAAACAGATTAAAATCTCTTCTGCCGTTCTCTTTGTGATTGAGTACAGTCCTCTGGGATCTGGGAGATCTGTCTCTTTAGAATCAATAACATCTAGACCATAAACAAATCCAGTACTGATGAAGTTAATGACAATATCATTGTTCTTACAGTGTTGAAGAGTCTCCATCAACACATTCAAATTAGTATTGATATCTACATGTAAGTCTTCAAGTATATTATAGTTTGAAGTTGTACTGATAAGATATAGTATGTCTTTTGACTCAGGTTTTCTAGACTCTCTGGGAATCTTTATAACTTCATCTGGATACAAGTCACAAAATACTCCACCAATAAATCCAGTACCACCAAAAACAGATATCATGTCAACTACTTTGAAAGAACGAAGAACCCATTTCCATATGGGTATGGACCTATCCACTTTTCCTTGATAGATCCGAAACTATAAGAGAACTTTTCTAGTTTCAATCCATGAGATTCAAACATATTAATCCACCACTCCTCGTCTTTCTTTGTGACGTGAGTAACATCAACTTCATATTCTCTAATTCTAAATCTGTCATCATCACCTAGAGGAATTACAAAGAAAAACTGATCAGATTTCTCTCTAAAAATATCAAGGACACCAGGGATGTCCTCAACCTCGACATGTTCCAATACATCCTTACAGATCAAGAGGTCATAATTCTTGTCATTGGGTAGTGTAACATAAGATTTCACACCTGGATGACAGTTCTCAACTGCATATTCACTAATGTCCTCTCCATATGCATCACAACCAATGATTCTAAGAGCATGAACTAGGAAACCCTTAGCACATCCATAGTCAACACAGGTCTCAAACTCAAAATTCTGTTTAATATCTATAGCTTCTGGAATTGATCTGGTCGGCATCCAACTATAGTTTTCATAACCAGAGATGTGTTTTCGGATGCCGTCCTCATAATAATCTTTGGTAAATTGATGCATCTCAAGCAAAGTCATTGTGGATCGTATCAGTCAGTATATCATCAACCAGTTCATTCTGCATAGCGTATTTGCAGTAATGACATGCATGATGTCTCAGAGTTGGACCTTGAGCATAAAATTCTTCGATTCCATCGATGTCACACACAGCAAATTGTGACTCAGGAACGTAGTTGTAATTGTTTTCAATGGATAATTCGGCTGATGGACAGGCGTAAATGTATCCGTCAGTGAACAGGAATGGTTTGACCATGTGCATGTAACAGTGGTCATTCCTACGTTCACCCTTGAAGTTGAAGTCAGACAGGAATGCAGACTTCAGTTTCCTACCTCTGTCCTTCTCATACTCCTCAATGATACCACGGATGGTCTCAATGTCTTTCTCCGTCTCCTTCACATCCTTGATTGCATTGAAAGCAATACGACAAGGAATCTGATTCTCTTCTACCCAGTCTAACATACGAATGAAGTTCTCAGTGGTCTGGAACTTCTTAGAGAGGACACGTTTGTTCTTCACATCAGACCATTCACCCGTGATGTTAGGGTTCTTAGAGGTCTCTAGGTTCTCATCCCAGACATATGCAGCTGATGGCTTACAGTCTGTACCCTCAAAGACACTCAGGTCATAATCATAACCCTCATAGAACCCGTACATACCGAGACGAACCCAGTCAAATAGTTCTACAATGTCCTTTCCAATGGGTCTATCAGCACCAAAACGAGCACCATTGGTACAGATACCCAGACTAAATCCTAAGTCTTTGGCATACTGAACAATTTCTTTGAAGTGTGGGTGAATACTTGGTTCACCACCACCAGTGAACTCAACACCAGTGACACCAATAGCTTTGAAACTCTCAAGTGCTTGGAATACCTTTTCCGTAGGCATCTTTTCTGAGATGTCTCTGTTTGCAAAACAACAGAAAGAACAAGTCAGGTTACAAGCATTGGTCAGAGAAATGTGAGCCATCACAGGTGATGGTGGTTTACCCTGTTGAATGTTTTCTAACTTGTCTAGGTGTTTTACAAGTTTAGTGAGGTTACTACTATAACTTCTTCCTTGTACTTTGTCATCTTCTTTTTTGAAACTTCCGTCTTCATTAAAAATATTAACACCCTTATAAGGCACAGCAGTCATAACTCACTCCAGGGTAAAATTTGTTAGTTTTCGTTGTATTTATCACCAATCAAAAAAGTTTAATAATAATAGCATGTCCATTCAAATTGTGAATAACGAGTCTATCTTCACATTTTCTTTGTTGCTCAACATGTTTGGTAACTCCATCAGCAGTATCAAATCCATAATCATCATAAACAATAATTCCACCAGGAACTAATCTATCCCATAACCATTCAAGGATATCTTCAGATCCTTGATAAACATCCACATCCATATGACAAAATCTAAATTTTTCATCATCAGGAATATAATGTGAAGTGTCCTCTGGAAAAGTGCCCTCTAAAATTTTTACATTTTCGATACCCAATACTTTATTGATGATATAATCGACAGATTCATAAGTTGCATCATCAAGCATTCCATCTTCCATATGGGAATCTTGTTTTTCATCTACCTTCACAATACCCTTAAATGTATCACACATATAAAGAGTATCTGTTATGCCAGCACTTCTAGCCATTGATCCAATTAACCCACCAGATCCACCACACCATGTCCCAATCTCAATGAGACTACCTTCTTTTAATTTTGAGATTTCTTCTACCAGTTTCCACAGTTCATAAGCCCTATACTCATCAACCTGAGTCATTGTCCAATGACCAAAAGGTGAGGGTCTTCTCACAATGCTGTATATCGATTTAAACTGTTCATCATCAATCCAAGGAGAGTAATTTGCGATTGGTGATACTTTTGAATAGGAATATCCGTATAGGAATATCCGTGTTGATTTTTCATTTTTAGAAAATTTTGATTATGTTTATTAATTTTATTAGTCGGATTCGACTAAGTTATTAGTCCACATGAACCAGAAGATTCTTTCGATTACATAAGCCTCAGTGCATGTTGGATTCTTAGGTGGTTCTGGTGTATAAGATAGAATATCTTTCAGTTTTTGATAGAGTTTCTTACTATACCTTAAGATATTCACCTTTGGTACTGCCATAATTGATCCAGGAACAAACTCAATTGTGCTTGTATCTGGAGGATCTACAAAGAAATCATTAACAAGTGACGTATGGTCTGAATAATATCTACTTTCCATAGCATTATTGCTACCAAAACTACACCAACCAATCGGTTGTCTAAGTCTACCACCCTGAAGAACTTCAAGAGGAGTCGTATTAGTATGACATTGATTGCCAACCAACAATTGTTTGTCCTGCCAACCACTGAAGAGTTCTTCGGAATCTAACATCTGAGCAAACCTTTCTCTGGTTGTGTAATAGTTTTCATCTTTGGAAAACATGTTCCCTTTGATGAAATATGACATCTTTGGGAGGTTATCATAGTGATCAATGATGAATGAAATATAATCATATTGATTTGCACCATAATTTGAGACTCTGGTAATCCATCCAAGACGATTGAAATCTATTTCTTTGTCACTTTTATCATAGATGAAGGTATTCTCATAGGAAAACCCATGAGAATATGTCTCTTTCAACCATTTAAGATCAGAGTTATAATTCGATACTACCAAAGCTTTATCCATTGTACTCCTCCAATTCCTCCAAACACTCCTCAGATGTTGATAGGTTACCATCTCTATCTTGATATGTCCATCCACTGTAGATATTCTGTGATGTTGCCCAATATCCGTCAGATACGTTGTGTCTAGCCCAATACTTAGGAGCAATGATATTCTCAATCGTATCACTGGTATACACAGCGAAGAATGGGAAGCTAGAATTAGACAGAATCACATGTTTTGAGTTCTTGATGATGGCGTAATCCTTATCAACAGTGAAATGATAAGCTGGAATTTCTGGCAATACATCCTGTGATGCCTTCACATCATCAGTAATAGTTACAAATTTCATGTTTGGATTGATCTTTGTCATGTTTTCCATAGCATTCAACCAGTATTCTCTGGTCAAATATAGTTCATAGAATCCAACATACTCACCACCTCTGTAGTTCAATACACAGACATCATCATCAATGTATTCATATGTGTCATACTCTTCCTTGACCTTCAACCACTTTTTGACCAGCTCTTTGTTGTGGTCAAAGTACTTTTCATCCTGCATATTACCAAAAATGATAGTATTATCAAGAACATTAACTAGTCCTTGGTCATATCCTCTGACATCACACCCAATAGTCATGTCATGATGGCAGGTATTGAGCTTCTTTCTTACCTCTTTTTCATAATAAACATCCAAACCATCTGGAACTTCCTGTCCCCAATCAAGATCAAACCAGTAAAAACCACTCTGATTGTATCTCTTATCTCCACTCCAACCAGTGTCCTTAACACCAAAGTCAAGTCCTCTAGTGTGAGCGATAGACCTCGTAGTTACATAACAGAATAGTTGATTACCAATACCCTGACCCTTAATAATCTCAGTTGCTAACATCTTTAATCAAATAAGAATAGTGTTCTTTGTTTTTCAGAATAAAATCAGGGTAACTATCATCAACCTCAACGGTTTCATATTTACCTTGACCACGACCCAGCGGATCCTGGTTGTTATTTAAACGATCAATGATCGCTTTCTTCACAGAATCATTGTTGTGTTCCTGGTGTGCCGCACTTTCAATTTTGGTAATAACCCTGTCTTCAACTGAAAGGCCTTCACTACCAACATATGTCCAGTGCCATCCTCCTGGAGATAATCTAAAGTTTTCTTCATCAGGCAAATCCCTCTTCATATCAGTAAGAGCATACTTCTCCAGAAAAGAGAAGTCAAACATCTTTGTGCCTATCCATTTTGGATAATCTTCATAATCAAAATCATGAGTTTGTGATCCATATACACCTGTCTTTTCAACATAGTTTAGATAACACATACAATACTCTTGAGCAAAGTTATAAACTTTACCAGGAATATAAAAGTCAGTCACGTTTTCAATGACTTCTGGGTTTGGAATCTCATCAAGATCACTCCAAATGATGACATTCTCAGAGTCACAGACAGTATCAAGAAAGTCTGCAATACTATTCTTCTGGAAAGCATCATTCTGATGACACCTTACAGATGTGTTGTATCGTTTTCCCAAATCATCTAGTTGTTGATCTGTAGGAAGTGGTACAACATTGTGAATAATTTTATCTTGGAACTTCTCAAACCTATCTTTATTCTCAAGATAGTAGAGTGGTTTATCTAAACCTGAAAATGTCTTTGTCGCTTCATTGATAACAAAGTGATCAACAAAGGGATAAAGTAAATTTAATCTAACTTCAAGAAGATCTAGTTCATTAAAAAACAAGAATACATCAAATACTTTCATGGGATTATGTGGGAATAATGATCAATCTATCGTCATATCCACCAAAGTCACAGACATATGAATCGTCTTGAAGTTCCTCTGAAACACAAGGAAAGATAACATCTGGATTGTATGAGATGTCTTCAATGATGACATATCCACCCTTGTTCATCTTGGGAAGATACAATTCCAGAAGTTTCTGGTGACTCTGAGGAGTATGGGGACCGTCATCGATAAGAATATCAATTCCACCATCGATTTTATCTACAGTTTCCTGAGTGTATCCATCAGCATCAATGAACTGAACACCATCAGACAACCATTCTTCATTATATGGTGTCTGATTATCATTGAAATCTTGGAAGTTGTCGATACCGATGATCGTTGCTCTCTCAGAAAAGAACTCCTTCCACAACTTCAGAGAAGCTCCAGAACGGACACCAATCTCAACCAGAGTGAGTTTCTTATTTCTCAGTGGTTCAAAATTCTCCTGATAAAATCCATCAATGAATGACTTTGGATTTCCTTTATCTGTCCCGTATCTTGGATTAGTTGTGATATTTAGGTTGTGTTCCTTTAGGATTTCCTGTAATGTTTTCATTTGTAATCACCAAATCTAAGAACTTTATTTTCTCTATAATCAAAATTATAACTCCACTCTAATGGATCTCCAAATTCACCATTCCACTTTTTCTTGTGATATTCTTCTGTGGTGACTATGTACTTTTGAAGATATTTTTCATGATCTTCTGGTGACATATTTCTACTAGTCCCACATGGTTGATGGTGTGTTATTGCATCATGGAACATTCCTACATTTACTCCCCTCAAACGTTTTTCATAATCATCGTCTTCATAGTTACAGGGATAATGATTAGTATCAAACAATCCAACCTCTTTAAGAACTTTCTTGTTCAAAGCAAAACAAGCATATTTTGTATTTGACCTATCATGAAAAATAATATCACATTCTTCTAATCCTTTAACCATCTTTTCCAACCCCCCTGGATGGAAAACCACATCATCATCAGATTTAACAAAATAATCACACTGAGGATAAGATGTAAAGTGATAATTCCAGGATCCTGGACATCCTAAATTTGTAGGATGAAAACTGATATCAACTTTCTCAATGAGTTCTTTATCAATTTTATTTTTAGAGTAATCTAACATGTCCAAAAAGAAATTTACATTTTCATTGTTGATAATAATGGACAAAATTTCTACAGGATAATCAATTGATTTAATTAGGTTTTTTAAATTTGTTATTGAATTTAAAGATTGTGTCCCAAATAGAGGTATTTTATTCATAAGGTCAATTCCTATCAATTTGTTGACAAATCCAATTGTAAGTTTTACGAATACCTTCTTCAAGAGTCTGTGAATAATCCCAACCAAGTTTCTCACGGATGAGATTATTGTTTGAATTACGCCCTCGAACACCAAGAGGTCCATCAATATGAATCTTCTGAACATCTTTACCTGCTACCTTAGCAGCAGTGTCTACCAGTTCGTTGATGGTAACCATCTCTTCGGAACCAATGTTTACAGGTCCAATGAATTCCGAATCCATCAACCTTCGAGTCGCTTCAATGCATTCGTCAATGAACAGGAAGGAACGAGTCTGTAGGCCATCTCCCCACACCTCGATTGCTCCTCCTGTTTCGGGGAGGTATGCAATTTTACGACAGATTGCAGCTGGTGCCTTCTCTCTTCCTCCTTCCCAGGTTCCTTCGGGACCAAAGATATTGTGATATCTAGCAATCCTAACAGGCATATCATGATTACGGTGATATGCAAGATAAAGTCTTTCTGAAAAAAGTTTTTCCCATCCGTATTCGGAGTCTGGGTCTGCGGGGTATGCGGATTCTTCACGGCAATCAGGATTTTCTGGATCGAGTTGATTATGCTCTGGATACATACAAGCAGACCCAGAGTAAAAGATTTTAGTCGTATTTGTTACTGTGTAATCATTAAACTCTTTTTGTGCTTCAAGAACATTCAGATTGATACTGACAGAGTTATGCATAATATCTGCATCGTTTTCGCCAGTAAAGACGAAACCAGCCCCACCCATATCAGCAGCAAACTGATAGATTTCATCAAAAGTTTGATGATACTGCTGAGGAACAGAAGCGTAGAAATTTCCAAGATATCCCTTGAATCTAATTACTCTATCTACAAAATTACGATCTGTTAGATCACCCTGCACAAACTCGTTTGCTTCTGTCTTAGAAAACTCTGGATACTTCAGATCTACCCCACGCACCCAATAACCTTCTGAACGTAGACGTTTAACCATGTGACTTCCAATAAAACCACCAGCACCAAGAACAAGTGCTGTTTTTACATATTGTGTCATTATAATTTAATATCTTTAGTATGTATTATACAAAAAAAGCAGAGTTTATGCAACCCTGCTTTATAGGACTCAGGCTCGCCACTTGTTTTTTTGAGAAACAAGAAACTCAAAGGGATTTCCCGACCAGTGCTGTTATAGTCCATCCGTGACTAATTCATCATACAGTTTCTACAAGTTCAAGATCAGAATACAAATAATCCATCAAAATTTCATAATCATCTCCCGGATCACCCGAGAATACAATTCCACAATTTTCATAAAAACGACGAACTTTTTTAAAGAGTTTGGGATTCTTTACATCGAGAAAGATTTCTCCATTAGCAGCAGCACGAAGAGTGCTAATGTCTTTCTTGAATTTTTCAGTCAGTTCCATTGTTTGTTTTGTTTACCTGTCTATTATAAAGTATTTGAAGTATGTAGTCAAGATGCCAGTGAATGAACTGGCAAGTCGGGACGATAGGATTTGAACCTACGGCCGCCCGCTCCCAAAGCGGGTGCTCTACCAAACTGAGCTACGTCCCGAAAGTAGGTTCCTATCGCCGCCAACCCTGAACCTACCAAAGGAGGTTGCCGCAGCCATCATGTGCGACCCACTAGTGCCAAAACTCCATGAGAGTAAAAGGCAAGAAGAGTACAACCAAGAATGGCACTTATTATTGTAGCAGTTTTATTGTGTTTGTCAATAGCTTTATCAATCATTTCCTGGCACTGTTTTTCAGTGACATAGTGCTCAGGTTTGATTTCATCCATCCTGTGAGACATTGGGTAAGTTACTCATCGGGTCCGGTTGTCCACTTACTATAGCACAAGCTCTCTTATAAAAGAAGTTATCTGTTGTACCGTTTTCCTCAAATTTCTCCTTGATAATTTTCCAATTTTGTAATTCGTCGGGATGCATAATAGTGGAAAGATTGCCTACAGTACTATTTAATGTAGCGATACACTACACTATTGTCAAGTAAGTGTTTATTCTCTAACGGAGAGAACAGGAATCGAACCTGCGAAAGTATTACCTCCAGCCGCTTTCAAGGCGGTGTCCTCGACCAACCGGACTCTCTCCCTATCGAACTTCAAAGTTCAATTTACGAACTTTACGTTGTTTTCTTGCTTCTTGCCACATAACATCTTCTTGTGTTAAGAAGGTTTTGTTGTTTTTAACACTGATAGAGTTTAACATAACTACCTTCGTTAAGTCAACTGCACTAACTTTGTTGTCTACAACTCTCATCATGTTTGGACATCCACAACACTGAACTTTACTAGTGCTCACTAACTCCACATTACAGGAGAGGCACCTTACCTTTATATTATCCATTTGATAATGTTTTCTTACTTCTTCATTTTTTCATTATTTATATGGGAGATACCGGGATCGAACCAGTGACCCACTCGGTGTAAACGAGTTGCTCTACCGCTGAGCTAATCTCCCAAACTCCCCAGGTAGGATTTGAACCTACGACCAGACGATTAACAGTCGTCGGCTCTGCCGCTGAGCTACTGAGGATTATTTTGTTCTCGTTTTAATTTAAAGTAAAGTTTATAATATCTTTTCTTCATTTCATCTAAAACGAGAGAGTCTTCTATAAATTTAAGTTTTCTACATTGTGCAGAACTACCTTCAAGTTCTCCAATCAATAATAAAATATCAACAGGATTCATTTATTTATTCAGACACTTTAGATTGTAGCATATACTCTACGGTATTGGCAACATCTTCCATGGCATCACGAAGCATAGGTTGTTGCCCAGAGTGTTGCTCTAACTTTGTAATGCCATTTTTAAATTCTTCTGATAAAGTCCATCTCCATTGCCCCATACTTTTTGAATACCAAAGATTAATTTTCATTAGATAAATTAAATCATTTTATTGTATCATGATTTTCTGTTTCATGATAAAACTGTAATAATGCTTCATCCAAGGCATCCTTAGGATCAGTCATTGTCTGTCTCATGTGATATTCTCTCACATTTTCCAATGCCTTCTGGAAAAGTTCCATACCCTTATCTTGTGCATACACAGGAGATGCAAACAAAAAAACAAAAATAAGAAAAAATTTTTTCACCATTCATCCTCAAATTTTAAATTTTCTTGATGCTCTGCATTTTGTTTACAATATCCATGAACATCCATTTCCATCTTAAGATGAGCACTCGTATGAACTCCCTCAATTAAAATAAGAATCCCAAGCAGAGCAGCAGGAAGTAACCATAATTGCGAAGAGCAACAGGCAATGCACCATCGTTTCCACTTGGGATCGCAGATATTATTTTTGGACACAGTGTATTACTCCAGACATCGGATTCATCATGCAAGTAAATTTCGTCTTTTGAGTCAACATGCTCATTATAACAAATAACTGGGCAATAAGCAATATCAAAAAAATATTGCCCTTACCCAGAGTTTTTAGTAATTTCATCAGAACTTAAAGATACTGATACTATTTACCGCATCTTTTTCATTAGAAGTAATGAAGAGTCCTTCATTTTCTAAAGCAAGAAGTCCTTCAGGTGCTTTACCTGTAGGAAGAATTTGAGTCATGACTGGAGAAGACAAATCAGAGATATTATAAACACCAACTGCATTTGCTCTCTCGGCACCCACAAACAGCATAGGAACGCCATTATAAGTTCCGACCGCAACAGACTCAGGTTCAACACCCTTCTTCTCGGCACGTTTATCATTCCAATAACCTGCTCTGGCAAGAGTATTCTCAAAAGTGTTACCGGAATCATACACTATCGTGCCATTCTTGTTCCAAATTGTAAATCCTCTGGAACCACCACGCTTGTGCTCACCACGACGCTTCAGTTTATAATCACCCTCATTGGCAGTTGCGAAGTGATCATTATCAATCCAAGCAACAGCATCGGGCTCACGACGTACACCCTGACGAGAACCGACAGGCATATAGTAACCATCTTTTGTGTCGTCGATGTCATAAAGGTCTACCTTGCCAGCAGAGAAATGGGAGATGACATTACCACTGGAATCAAGAACAACCAAATGATTATTCTCTTGAAGAGTAACAACAATTTCACCTTTGTCATTGATATCAACAAACTCAGGTTCAGGATCACTAGGAGCAATGCCAGCAAGACCACGAACATCTGCATAAGTTACCTCACCTTCCAAATTAATAATAGCAACATTACCGGCAGGATACTGAGGAATCAGTCCATCATTAAGATCTTCATCTCTCTCATTTTCAATGGCAACGGCAGCAAACTTACCATTAGGACTAATAGCAACAGCATCTGGTTGACCGGCAAGAACAATCTCTTTTACTACTTGATAGTCCCACAAATCAATCACCGCAACATAACCCGATGGATTTGTGAAGGATTCAGAGGTGTTAATAGCCGCAATCGCATATCCATTGTGGATTGCAACACTGGTTGGTTCACCACCAACATCCACAGAAGTGATAGAGGTAGGGTTGGAAGGATCAATAATAGACACAAAGTCGATAGATCCTTTATCGGAGTTGGAGTATGCAAGAATTTGTCCATCGGAAGCAATAATCTCGGCAGCAGAATCTTCACCAACACCATACTGACCAACCTGCTCAAAAGTAGGAGCTGCGAATGCACCGGAAAGGGCAGAAACATCTGCCCCAACGATAGCACCCAGAGCAATTACTGGTAAACTTACCAGTTTAATAAGTTCTAGATACATTTATTTTTACCTTAGAATTTGAAGTTGAATTGGAAGATTTGTCCACCGGCATCAGCACCTTGTTCGGCAACTGCACCACCAGACTCACCTCTTGCTTGGACAACACCAATGAAGAGTTGATCCTTAGTATCGATACCCTGAATGATTTTCTGTTCACCAGTTCCAGCAATTTCATCTGCTGAATAGAATCCAAACATACCGAATGGACCCTTCTTAGCAGTCAGAGCAGTTACGTTCCAAGAACCGGAGAACTCAGAAGTTGTTGCTTTGGAGAATGCACCACCAAGAGCAGATGCACCTGCTTGATAACGGGAAGAGTGCTTACCACCAGCAAGACCTAACAGGTAACCAGTGTTTGCTTCACTCAGAGTCATATCAGACTCATTGATTGGGAGCACATACTTACGCTCACCAAAATCATTACCTGAATCTTCATCAACAATCAGGAAAGAACCATCCTTGTGCTTAGTCCAGTACAGTCCATCAGGAGCAACCATTGCTGCCTTGTTCTTCTCCACATGAATTGCGGCAGAACCACCCTTCACGGCACCTTCACCACCAGTCTTCAGAGTAAGAGCACCATCAACGGCAGCAACAACACGAATACCAGAAGCAGGCAGGAACTCAGGAAGATCACCATTAGCAGCATCCAGAGCAGCACCAATGTTACCAAAATCAAAACCAAGAATACCACCCTTGTTGGTCATGTTCTGAACATAACGAGTGCGGGTGATATCAGGATCAACTGCAGGATGCTCAGCTTTGGAGTCACCATTGAAGAAAGTATATCCTTCTGGTTGCTCACCTGCCTGTTCCCACAACATCATCTCAGTATCTTTGACTGCGACTGGATTGTCCCAACCACTCCACTGATAAGAAGTAGGATAGAAACGACCTTCAAATGTATTAGGTGCATCGGCATTCTGCAAATACTCATCCATCATCTTGGCAGCAGGGTTTGCTTCCAGACCCAGTGCAGCATAAGATTCGGTAGGCATCGCAAATCCATAAATGCGACCATAAAGCATACCATTGCGAGCAAGGAATGCATCACGCTCATTAGCAGTAGAGTAGTCAATCTCAGAACCATCAGCAAGACGATCCTTCATACCAACATAAACCTTCAGAGGAGCAGGTTCCTGATTATGGTTATATCCAGCACCAACGATAACAACATAGTCTTCATGTTGTGGGTTGATTGGCATCAGTTTCTCATAACCAGTCTGACCCAGAGCAGGTGCGGTATATGCAACTTGGTTCTTGACATCAACAACCACGGATGCAAGACCCATAGTCTTAGCAGACTCCTTACCACCAGTCTTCTTAGAACCAGTGAACATGCGTCCAATTTCCCACTCTTCAGCAGTTAACCATACATCATCAGCAAGTCCAATACCATCACCATACTTATTTGCTTGCTCATACCATGCACCACAGAAGGATTGCAGGAAGAAGTCAGCTTCAGACAGTTGGTACTTGGGAAGGAAAGGTACAATTGTTTGATCGGGAAGTGCTTGGTTACCCCAGACTCCACCCTTTACAACTTCATCTCCAAATACATTGTAAATACGGTTGAAGAGTTTACCAGAACCCTTAACCATTCCTTCTGCAGACTCACCAGTATTCAGGAAATTAGCAAACTTGGCACGATCATAATCAATCGTGTGAACGTGAGAACCAGAGAAGGTTACACCATTTTCCATAACCCAATTGTAGGTCTCAGGAACAGGTGCCTTACCCATAGTGGCATAGGATTCAGACTGATAGATAACACGAATGGTATCGTTATCAAGCAGATATGCTGCCTGACCATCTGGATATCCAGTCAGTGCAAGTCCATTATCACCAACTTCACCAACAGTAGCAATTGCTTTAAAATTTGCGTATGGGAAGTTAACGTTTCCGTTACCACCATCTACGACTTTTTCTGTAGCAAGACCTGCTTCAGGAATCAAAGCAGTAGTCTCACCAATACGAATTGTTTCTGCGATAGATGCTGCAGGTGCTACAAATAAAGTGCCCGCAATCATAGCAGAGAAAAGTTTTCTATTCATTTCTTTATACGGAGTAGAGGAACAAAAAAAATCCCTCCCCGAAGGGAGGGAGAATAATAATCAAATATCAAAGAGAGTCAACAGCAGAAAGAGACTTCTGTCGAAGAGACTCGGGGAGAGGTACATATCCCAGAGAATCTGAAGCTCCTTGTGCTTCTTCACTCAGCATGTAACGAAGAGCAGATTTAACCGCATCAGTTTTATGACCAGGTTCGGCAAGGATCCAAGTCAAAGAAACGATGGGGAATGCATTAGCACCAGCAGGGTTAGCATCAGTTCCACGCAGTTTGCTATCCAGTTTAATCTGTGCCAGACCAGCAGCAGAGGTCTCACCATTTGCCTTCACATAGTTACCGGCACGATTTTGAATAGCAGCTTGTTGAAACTTATCACCAACAACATAACCATAGTTCAGGTATCCAATAGCACCTTCGGTGTTCTTAATGACACCGGCAACACCAGAGTTGCCTTTACCACCAACTGTTCCAGCAGCAGGCCACTGAACTGCCTTACCACGTCCTACTTTGTATGCCCAGTAAGGGGAGAAAGCAGAGAGTGAATTAGTAAAACCAGCTGTCGTGCCCGAACCATCAGAGCGAACAGCAACAGTGATAGGACCTGCAGCACAACCGAGCTGCGACCAGTTATCAATACGTCCATAGAAGACCTTTGTAAGTTCAATCTGGGACAGTTTGAGATCGCAACCAGGCTTGTTATATGCAACTGCGATTGCACCACCAGTCATAGGGATTTGTACCATAGGACGGGAGATGCCAGCAAGTTTGCTATCAGAAACTGCTTTATCGGATGCACCAAAGTCAGTAGTACCTGCCTTATACTGACGAACACCGGCACCAGATCCTACTGCTTGGTAGTTTACTTGATTGCCAGTTTTGGTTGCGTAGTCTTGAAACCACTTTTGATAGATTGGAGCAGGAAATGATGCACCGGCACCATTCAGTCTTTCACCTGCTTCAACAGCAGGAGCAGCAATGGCAAGAATGCCAAGAGTAAGAGCAGCAATTTTCATTTGTATTTTTTAGTATATTGTTTACTTTTTTCTAGATCAGAATTCGTAAGAGACGGATGCCTCATACTTCCAATCCATTTCATCATCGACGAAGACGTATTCTGCCTTAACTTTTGCACCGAGGGCATCAGTCATTTTGATCTTGGTTCCAATTTCCAGAGCAGTGGAAGTTTCGGTGTCCTCACCATCAGGAGTTTCCCAGTTAGGACCAACTTCGATGTAAGGCTTCAGGTTACCAACCTTAGTCTCATATCCTACACGCATTTCGAGAGCAGACTTATCGAGATCTTCATCAGTTCCTTTGATGACAGCCTTGCCGCCGACATAAGGACCAGCAAAAGCAGGTGCTGCGGTAGCAAATCCCAGGAGTGCTAATGCGGAGAGAGCGAATGCTTGTTTCATTTCTATACCTCTAGTAATTTTTATTTTGAGTGTCCTCTAAAGACTTTTACATTATACGACAAGTGTAAATTTTTGTCGTTAAAACAAAGTTAAAGAACAAACCTCAATATTTAATAGAGGTTAATCTTAATTTAACCATAAAAAAAGGACTCTCGTTAGAGAGTCCTAAAAAATCTAAAAATAAAGGTATCAGAAGTTATACTTCATACCCAGTTTACCACCAACACCAAAGTCATCATCATCTTCGGCAGTCAGGAAGGAAACCTCTCCATAGACTCCAAGAGCATCGGTCACAGGAAGACCGATTCCTGCTTTACCAGAGAATTCAGTTTCAGTGTCAGCACCGTCCACAGCGATGATCGCTGGACCAGCCTGGACATAATACCCAGCAGCACCAATACTTCCTTCATATCCTACGTGAACGTCTGTCGTTGCCCCGGTGTAATCGTTGTCTCCCGTCCATCCCGCATTTGTTTCTACATTTACGTAGGGACCTGCAAGGGCAGCACCAGCGGACATGGACAGAGCAGCAGTTGCTGCGAATACAGATTTGATCATTGTTTGTACCTCTTAATTTTTACTTGTGGAATGATTACCCACAGATGTGAGAAGACTCGACATGTCTTCGTTTGTTACCTTTTGTTACGACAAAACAAAGGTATAATATTTATACTCATAAGAGTATCGGACATTTCGGTTATCCGAAGCGAATGACGGGGATCGAACCCGTGACAAGAGCTTGGAAGGCTCGCATGTTACCGCTACACCACATTCGCAAGAAAGGCATATGCCTATTGTACAACAGACTGCCAGTCTTTGTCAAAGATTTCCAATCCTTTATCTGTAAGGATATGATTGTACATATCTTCAAAAATTTTAGGTGGCATTGTAACCACACTTGCTCCATTATACCATGACCTCACTGCTCTCTGAACACTTCGGATAGAGGCAGAAAG